CGCTCCTTTGCAGGGGCAGACGATCAAAGCCGTTGCATTCAACACCACGAACAACACAGTCGTATCGACCAACCAAATTGCGTTCACAAGATTGGCGGCTCTTGGAGGAACCGCAGAAATTCCGGGTTTTGCGGTGCTTTCTGGAACCAACTCAATGGGGCTTTTTGTGGCAAGCCAACTTGGCATTGGCATCTACCTTGGCTTTTCCCACAACGGAACCCGAGTTTTCCTGATCAGCAGCAACGCGATTCGGGCGGAAAATCCTATCACGTTTAACAACACGACCAACGCTGCCACCACACGCACAAACCTCGGGCTGGGCAGTGGTTTGATCACGAACGTCCTCGCTGGCACGAACACGCTGGTTTTCTCCAACGGCATTTTGACGGGGGTAAATCCGTGAGCCTCCACGACCCAATAGAATTTCTTTCGCGGCCATTTGTCGGCGTGACCACCAGCCTCGGCAGCGTGGTCTTTAGCTTGCTTCCTCACTTGGAAACAGGGATGCGCGTCTCGGCCTTGGTCATGGGCGTCTTCATCGCGTTCATGTCGGCCCGCAAAGCCTGGAGGGATCGCAACAAATGAGCACTTGCAACTCCATGACCGCTGATTTGTGCTGGGTGCGCGGCGACTCAGGACGCCTCGATGTAACCGTGGCCAGCGCAGACGGCACGGCCTACGACCTCACCGGGGCAACCTTGTTCCTAACGGTGAAAAACGCTTTGACCGACGCCGACAGTGCAGCCGTGATCAGGAAAGAGGTCACCAGTCACGACAACGCGGCGGGTGGGCTTTCCCACTTTGATCTGCTCACGACCGACAACGCGACCAACGGACGCCGGTTCTACGATGTCCAACTGAAAGACAGCACGGCCAAAATCTTCACGCTTTTCGGCGGGCTTTGGAACGTCAGCCAGGACGTGACCACCCGCACCGCACCGCTCGCTTAAACTCATGGCCGCATACTACAAAGTAGACGTTAGCTTAAGCACCAACTCGGTAACGGTTGGCGCGCCTTCACCGCAGGAGGTGATCGTGACGTTGCCGCTGGTTGGGCCGCAGGGCGCAACCGGGGCAACCGGGGCAACTGGGGCAACGGGGCCAGCGGGCAGCGGCATTGAAATTCTCACCACGCAGGGCGACTTACTTTATCGCGGCGCATCCGAGGGCCAACGATTGCCTATCGGCACTGCGGGGCAAGTTCTAAAGGTTTCGGGAGGCATTCCCGTGTGGAGTGCAGAGTCGGGCGCGGTTTCATCGGTGGCAGGCCGCACAGGGGCCGTGACCCTCGCCGTGGCCGATGTCGCCAATGCGGTGGCCTCCTCCGACTCCCGACTTTCAGACGCCCGCACGCCGCTTTCCCACACCCACGGAAACCTCACCAACGCCGGGGCCATCGGCACAACCAGCGGACTTCCGCTTAAAACAGGCACGAGTGGCGTCATCGAGGCGGGGGCATTCGGGACGGCGGCAGGGAGCTTTTGCGAGGGCAATGACTCCCGCCTTTCGGACGCACGCACGCCAAGCAGCACGCTTGCCCACGCCGCGAGCCACGCAACGGGCGGCACAGACGCCTTGGCCGTGCGCGACCTTGGCGGCATTAGCATCGAAACGCGCTCATCTGTCAGCTATTCGACCGACCAAACATTATCCGCTGCACGCAACACACGCTTATTTGTCAGCAACACAAATGCCTCGGGCATTAACCTCGATCTGCCGATAGGCAGCGCAGGCGCACTTGAAGGCGACACCTACGCAATCGTCGGCGGTTCGACCGTATCGGGGCCAATTATCATCCGCCGCTGCGTATTTCTGCCCACAACCTATATCGAAATTGCCAGAATAACTGCCGGAGGGCAGAGCTTTACACTGCGGGCGGCCGGAGGGGGGACAGGAGCGTGGGAGGTGGTCGGCGTCAATACCCACACGCACGTTGCCGCCGACATCACCGGCCTGCCCACCGCCTCTACCACCACACCCGCCGCCCTCGGCACGGCAGCGGTCGGGACAGGCTCGACCTTTGCCCGCGCCGACCACGTTCATGCCATGCCGACTGCGGCGAATGTAGGCGCAGCGCAAGCCGTCACCGACATCGAGCTAATAGCCGACGCCACCACCACAATTACGACCGCGCAGCTTCCCGCTCGCGGCATTGCTTACTCGGACGGCGAAGCCACATTTACCGTCAATCTCCCGACACCCGACATCCGCCAAAGCGGACTGACGTTTTCAATCAAGTCGGAATACGAAGGCGCAAGCGGTCCAAACTTTATCACGGTGGTTCACGACTCGGTAAATTTGTTGACCACCTACGAATTGGACGAAGATGAGGCCAGCATCGACTTTCTTTGGGACGGCTATGCTTGGACATACAGTTCCACCTATCGACTCCGCAGTTTTCCGAATCGCGTATTACAACTGCCCAACGCCAGCGGAACCCTCGTAGTCAGCAGCACCACCGGGATCACAGGCGCAGACGCCGTGACCAACATCGTCTCCCTCACGCAAGCCGAATACAACGCCATCGGCAGCCCCAACGCGGCCACGCTCTTCCTCATCACCGACCCGTAAGTTATGGCACTTTTACAAAAAGGTTATCTCGGCGCCACGCCGCTGTTTCGCAACACGTCGTGGTTTGAGGGCACGACAGGGAAACCTATAAATGCCTCCAGCGTTGTCACGGTCACGGCGGACAACACAGCGCACGTCAAGGGCGGTTGGCAGGAACTAATCGCCAGCACCTCTGCTGATGCTTCGTATGTTGTTATCGACGCGGGCGCGTATACCAGCGGCGCGGACACCGCTACGCTTCTTGATTTAGGAACAGGGTCCAGCACCAACGAGACAGCTTTAATCTCTGACGTTGCCATTGGGTCCGCAGCGCGACAAGCCAACCGCGCCGCGCTTTGTTTTGGTGTTCCCATCAAAATCGCGTCTGGCACACGCTTGTCCGCTCGCATTCAGAGCGTAGTTTCTGGCGGAAAAACCGCGACCATCCAAGTTTATACTTTTAACATGGGCGACTACGCCGCCGCGCCCACCAGTGTCGATGTTATTGGCACCAGCACGGCGACCAGCGCAGGGACCGCCATGTCTGGTTCGTCTGGAAACTGGGTGCAAATCATTGCTTCAACCACCCGCGCCTATCGCGGTGTCGTAGTTGTGCCAAGCGCCAGTTCCGCCTCATTGGGTGATATTATTATTGAGTATAAGCTCGGCACGGGCGCAAGCCTTGCAGAAGTAGAGGTTGGCCGAACATTTGCACATTACAGCAACATTGAGACAGCAGGAAATGGTGTAACTCTATTGCCTGTTTTGGCGCAAAACATTCCAAGCGGAACGCGGTTGTCGATTCAACATAACATTGCTTCAGGCCCTGGCTCATACGATGTCACCCTCATCGGCATCCCATAATTATGCAAAACTGGCACATCCTCTACAACACCACGACTGGCCAAAGCGTCAGCATCGGCACCGTCATCGCTGATCCGCTGCCCGAAGGTATCACCGCGCTCCCGCTCACCGACGCCGAAGGCGAGGGACTTCAAAATGGTTTGCTCAAGTGGGACGAGGAGACCAGGACGCTGGTGCCTACGCCTGCGCCGACCGTGACCGCTGAAGAAGCAGTCAGCAAATTCTTTACTCCCTACCAGACCATCGCGCTTCAGCGTTTTGAGATGGCCCTGCTCCAAGCAGGCAAGCCCCTCGGCCCGAAGATGACCGCCGCGAAGACGTGGCTTGAAGGCGTCATGCTTGCGTGGGCCGTGGACCCAACACCGCAGGAATCTTTCGGTGAGCCGCAGGCGACCTTTGCCGAGGCCAGCGCGGAGGCGGTTGCGGATCTCGCTGGGTAGGCTTTGACACCCCTGCCGAGGTCTATGGATTACCTCGTTAGCAAGCTCAAAGAAAAGAGCACCTATGCGGGCCTGCTGGCCCTGCTTTCCGCCGCTGGGTTGGCTATCGACCCTGAGCAATTCGGCGCGATTGCCACCGTGATCGTCGCCTTGGTCGGTGCGTTTGAAGTCTTCCGCAAGGAGCGGCCTTGATCCGAGCGATTGCCTTGGCGCTGGCCGCGCTTGCCCTCACCGGCTGCGCCACGCTTGACGGCATTTCGTTCGGGCTCGATCTGGCGAATGCCGAGACAACCGTGAGCTTCCGCCACGGCGACGGCAAAACCGTTTTGGCTGCCGAGCAGGACGGCAAAACTGTGCGGGCGCATTTTAGACGGTGAAACTTTTCTCATGGTTAAATCGTTTATTGCGGGCCTCGCAAAATGGCCCAGCGCCGACCTCGCCGAACTCCTCCTTGCCATCCAGCGCATCCTCCACAGTCGCGTCGAGCATCAAGCCGAAACCAAGCGCAGCAAAAGCAAGCGAGTGGGCGGCTGACCCTCGCAGCGAGAAGAACCTCGCCACGGTCCAGCCGCATTTGGCGAAGATAGGCCGCGAGCTTCTGCGCCGATTAGCCGCCGAGGGGCTGACCTTCAAGGTGATCCAAGGCCGCCGCACGCAAGCCGAACAAGACGCGCTCTACGCCAAAGGCCGAACGGCCCCCGGCCCCAAGGTCACATGGACGCGCAACTCGCGTCACTTAACTGGCCGCGCCATCGACCTTGCGCTTTTCCAAGGAAAGAACGTGGTCTGGGAATCCAAGCACTACACCCGTGCGGGGGAAATTGGCGAAGAGCTTGGCCTTGTCTGGGGCGGGCGGTGGCGCGGCGGCAAGACCGACAGGCCGCATTTTGAGTTGCGCGCTTAAAAGCGTAACCTTTAATAACGCGCACTGCTATTAAAGCGAGGGGCGGTATCGTTTAATGATACATCGGCAGCCGATGTGGATAGAAAAGGCCACACTTCTGCACAAGTGTTTGCGGTTTAACCCGTGGATTCTGACGGGATTAAACCCATCGAATCTGATGGGATTAACGCCAGGTAAGCCAAAGAAATCCCACATTCGCCAGGGCATACCCGCCAAAGGCCACCGCCATCGGGCCATTGCCGTCGCGGAGGAAGCCACCCGCCGTCAGCACATACAGGCCGGTGCAAACCAAGAGCGGCCAGAAAGTCATTTGTCCCGCCTATGCTGGCCAATGCTGATCTTCCCTGCACAAAACGTGTTGGCCAACCAGCGCGCAACCACGGAAACCACACGCTCATGGTCGCGGATGTGCGTTTCGTCCACGCACGGCATGGTGGCGTGGCCGACTTCGTGGGCAACGATGCCAAGCAAGTTTCCTTTGAGCGCCTGCGGGTGGAAGTAAACCACACGCTTACGAAAATCTGTCATGCCTTCGCACAACTCCTTAGACGGGGGCCGCTGGACCTTGACCGTCCACCACTCTCCATCAAGCTTGAAGCGCAGGGTTGGCCTCTTGCTGCGCCTGCGCGGGGTGCTGGCGGGCTTTTTCATGCTAAAGGAGGCGGTAGTGCGGAACAGGCCGCGTCTGCGCTGCGAGCTTGACCGTGAAAACCTTCCGCTCGGCACGGCCCGAGGCAACGAGCTTGGCAATGACGATCGAGGTGGCGCAGTCACTACGGCCACGCGCCTCGGCCAATTGCCGCACGGTGAACCACCCAGCAGGAACAACCTCCGCAACCGCGCTGCCCGCGCTTAACACGGCGCACCATTTTTCAAGGTCGGAGTCAGAGGAGGGTGGCAGCTTGCCGCCACCCTTTGCGGTCGAAAGTTTCGACTTCATAGAGGCAGGCGGTAATGAGGAGAAAGCGTGACCATGTTGACCGTGCAGGCGCTGTCGCAGTATTCGCCGTAGGCGAAGCCATGTCGCCAAGCCAAGGTCTGCCGGCGGCCTGCGGCATACTCCATGTCCAAGCGAGCCAGGCAGCCGATGTTGTAGCCAATAGCGTCAGCGTGCGTCCTGGCTGACTCCATTGCCACGCGATGTGTGTGACCGAAGCAACAATGCGCGCCGACCGTCTCCGCTGTGTCGCGTGCGGCGCTGACGTTGAACAAAGATCCGTGTAAGAAGGCTGTGCCACCAAGGTAGCGCACCGAGTCGCGGGCCATGCCGCGATAGGGGATGATCTCGGTTTTGTATTTGGCTAGGTTGTCGTGGATCTTTGCCATAACCGCGCCGGCGGCATAGGCCACGACCTGGTTGGCGCTGTGGGCAAGGGAAACGGCGCGGGCCTCGTGGTTGCCGTGGAAATACATGGTGGGCCGCATCTCGTGCAGGAACGAAAGCCCGGCGAGCAGATCGTCCATCAAGGACTCGGCGCGGTCGGGGTCATCTGGATCACGGCGAGCGCCGGCGCGGAGACAGGCGAGGTCAATGGCGTCACCGAGGTGGATGCGCGTCTCGGGCTTGTATCGGTCGAGGAAAGTCAGGAACGCTTCGCGGGCCTTGGGGTCTATGTCGGAGCCGTGACTACAAGAAACGCCGACCCACTTCTTCCATTTACGGGTGATTGCCGCCACAGTGCGGCGGGGAGTGTCAAAGGGGCTGTCATAGGCATTTCATGCAATTAGTGGCAATCGTTGGCACAGCTTTTGTAAAGCGTTCAGCCACAGCATAGGGCTCTCACCTCGAAATCGAGCGTTGGGTTAAACCAACCGTGGGTTCGAATCCCACCCCTTCCGCCAATTTTCTCTGTGGAATACGCGCAGCATCAGTGACTTACAGAGAATAGTTAAAGTGAATCAAAGTTGACTCTCGTCGTTAATTTTAGTTAGAAATTGGAAAGTTATGGCACTTGGCTGGCACTTGTGGCTTATTTGGCTGCAACATGAACAGCGAGACATTCACCTTGAGCATCCAAGAGGCGGCTAAAATTACGGGATATTCCGGCTATATGATCCGACGGTTTGCTCATGCAGGGGCTTTTTGTGCCTGTATGCCACGGGGAAAAAGGGGCGGGTGGGAAATTGTTCGTCCAAGCTTTGAGCAGTGGTGGAGAGATAAGCGAGCAGCTTCATCAAACAGGAACAACGGCCATGCCAAGAAGTAGTAACGCGGTCAGATACAAGGTTAGGAAGGCACCAGGGCGTTCGGAAAGCCCGTGGGTCTGCGACTTTCACGCGCATGGAGAACGCATTCGACGGTTCTTTCCTTCCGAAGAATTAGCCTGGGCCGAGGGGGCCAAGCTCACCGCTCGCGTGACCGAGAAAGGAATGCAGTCGCTACGCAACCCTGACGGTTTGACGGTCAAGGCCGCGCTCCGAATGTTCGTAAACGAGGCCGATCCGAAAAGCTCCAGCCACGAGGAAAAGCTGGCCATTTTTGAGAAGGCATTCGGCAAGGCGTTCAGCGGGGCGGTGGGCGACATCGAGGCCGTGGCCTTGAGGAAGTGGATAAAGGGACGGTCGGCCAACACGAACACGCAGGCCATGTATTTCCGCTACGCTCGGATGTTCTTTGGTTACCTCGCCAGCAACCGGCTCATCCCGCACGACCCGATAACCGCAGTGCCAGCGCCGAAGACCAAGCCAGGGCGGAACATCCTCACGCCAGGGCAAATGTCGGCCCTGCTCAATCTCGAGCTGCCCGACCATGTGCGGGCCTTGCTCCTGCTCGGCGGCTTCGCTGGGCTGCGGACTGAGGAGGTGGAGCGCATGGATTGGTCGCACATCAACACCAAGTCGGGCCAGATCCACGTCCCGCCGGGCGCGATGAAGGACTCGGGTGGCTATGACCAGCGCATTGTGGATTTCACCGAGCCGCTCAATCGACGCAAGTCGTGGCTGGCCAAGCAATCGGGCAAGATCATTCCTGTGGCTTCGGAAACCTTTCACACCCACCGCCGGCGGGCCTGCGCGCCTGTGCTGGCCGAGTGGCCGGACAACTGCCTTCGCCACTCGTTCGCTACTTACCACTTAGGAAAAGCCAAAAACGCAGGGCTGACGGCTTATCAAATGGGCCACACGAACCCTTCAATGGTGCAGCGGGTCTATGCTGTGCCGGCGGCGCTTGCCGATTGGCAAGCTTGGTGGCAGCTTTAACCATGCCTAACCAGAGGGCAAAAAACATAAAGCGCACCACCATTACGGTGGAGAAAGCTTCGCACGCGTGGGCCGTGGCCGAGGGGCAGGCAAGAGGCATCAACGATTTCAGCACTTTCGTCCGCGTGCTGATCGCGGCAGAAAAAAAACGAATGGAAAGGGGGCGGAATGAAAAGAAAGATCGAAGTTGAGATGGACGCGCAAACCATTGAGGCCATCGATGCAGTCAGGGGGGCGCTTTCCCGCTCTGAATACCTCGACAGGCTTCTTAAAAGGTATCAGGGTGTCACACGTCATCACACGCCGGACAGAGACTGCAAAAAGCAAAAACGTAAAACATAGGGGTAAGACGACAGATGTCCTACCCCCCAAGGTTACCCTGTCGCTTATGAATGACCAAGAATTAGCAATTGCGTGCGTGTTGTATGTCGCTAAACAAGAGCAAATTACGCCTCTAGAAGTATTATGGGGTCTTGTCCCCATTGCGAACCGTCAGATAGTGTGTGACGGTTGCCAGCATGAAAAAGAACCAGAGCAAGCCGCGTGACCGCGCCGCCAATCGCATCCGCAAAACCATTCCGTTCCCCGACACGCTGGCGAAGGAAATCCAGCGCATTGCCGACGAGAAATATCACGGCGACTTTACCCGCGCCGTGCTTGAGGAGATGGCTCGCCGGCATCCGTGTGCGCGAGAGTTTTTGCGGACGAATACAACGGGCAAATTCTCGACCAAAAAATAATTGGAAATATTTCTTGAGCCGTCTGACGGCTGGTGGTAGAAACACCACCTAGATGCAAGGAACTACCCGCAAGACGATTTCGTTTCCCCTCGCTTTAGCTAGGGAAATTGCCCAGTGCGCGGCAAAAGATCACCGTAACTTTAGCAAGCAGGTCGTCGCTATTTGCGAGGATCTTTTTTTTGCCAAGAGCCGTCTGACGGCTTGTAAAGCGAAAGGCAAGAAATGAGCACCGGCGACTTTATCATTCGCCCCGAGGACGCGGCAGCCATGACCGGCTACAGCGTTTATATGATCCGCCGCTTCGCACATCGCGGCGAGTTCGCGGCCTGTATGCCGAGAGGCAAGCGCGGCGGGTGGGAAATCGTCAAACCAAGTTTCGAGGCGTGGTGGAACAACAAACGCGCTTCCTCATCAAACAGAAAATAAAAACCACATGGACCCTATCACCATCATCATCGCCACCGGCTGCGTGGCATCACTCGTCGGCCTCGCATTTATGAGCGGCCACGAATACGGGAGAAAAAACGGTATTGTTGCGGCGCGCATTGCCGAGCGCAACCTCGCCAACCTCCGCGTCAATGGAGTGCTGGCCAGCGAAAACCGCCGCGCACCGCGCACTCGGAGGACGCGCAAGTGAGCATTAACCCGCGTCTTCGCTATGCCGACAACCTCGGCACTCTTCCCTGCATTGACCCGCTCCTTCTTGGGCGCGTCATGGACCGGCTGTGCAATGGCCGCACTCCGACCCTACGGCAGCGCGTTGTCGTTGCCCTGGCTCAACTCCGCAACCGCCTGAGCCGATGACCCCTCTTCCTCCCGACAATTCGATTGCCGCAATGCTGCTTCTTACCTCTTTGGCCATTGGCTTGGTGCTGCTCGTTGAATTTTTCGCCCGATGAAAGGCACCGGCAACCACCACATAAGGCTGATCGGCGGCAAATTCTTTGTCGTTCTTCGCCAGGCCGACCGCGACATGAAGGTCTTCGCCGGCACCGCCATCAGCGAGGCCCGGCAAACCCGCGATGACTTAATGCGGGAGCTTGGCCTTTTGACCCTGACTCGCCAAGAGCGCCGCGCACAAATCGCACAAGCGGAAGAAGCGCAGGAAGCACCACAGGCGCGATTGCCGAAACGCCCGTTTGAATACTTTGCCACCGGCTGCGTGACTCTGCTCGCGGCGGTCTACGGAACGCAAGCGGCTTACGATTGGGCGATGGACTCTCTCAATGCGGCCCGCTTGGTGGACGCACGGAGGGTGGCGTGATGAGTGACCAGCACTTGAAGGACACCGAGATCAATGCCTTGCGCGAGGAACTGCAACGGGCGCGTCTAACCGTTGAGCGCCTCGAGGTCGAGGTAAGCGACCTTTACCGTGCCGGCCAGACGGCCACACGCGACAACTTAGATTTGCGGAAACGTCTGCAAGTTTACATCGACGAGGCAGACGCAGAAATCCAACTGGCCGCGCTACGGCGGGCCGAAGTGGAGGCAATCGAATTATGAGTACTCTCGTAGAGGGAAGGTCACTTGGGGCGGTGGAGCTTGGGGGCTCCGCAAAGGCCGCCCCGGGTGGCTATCCTGTCGGGGCTGTTGGCTTTGGCCCATGTTGGGAAGACCAGCCAACTCTGCGGGAACTTTACGACATTGCCTGTGCCGCCATCGTTCGGCAGGAATCCGAGGCCGACGAGTTGCGCGCCGAGGTGGCGATGTTAAAGCAGGGCATGGTCATGCTGGCCGAGGAGCGCGACGAGGCGCGGGTGCAGTTTCGGTCTGTTGAGGCACTCGGGATGGCCCTGGTCAAAACCATTGACGAGCTAAAGACGGAGAAGGCCGAACTGTTTGTGCAACTGGTGAACCTCCAGTCGGGCAGCCGGCGCAGCACCTTGGACGAGATCGCGGAGTCAGTGAGGGAGAAATACGAGCCAGAATACGAGCGGGAGGCTATGCAGAATGACTAAGCTCGTCGCCAACAACTTTGTGATCGGCATTGATCCGGGGCCCGAGCAATCAGCCTACGTTGAGTTTAATGGTCGGCGCGTTTTGCGGCACGGCATTGCGACTAACAAGGAACTGCACGGGATGATCAGTTTTTTTGGGCAGTCGCCAATTTTTGTCGAAATGATTGCCAGCTACGGGATGGCCGTGGGCGCGAGCGTTTTTAACACTTGCACGGCGATTGGATGGATCGAAGCCATGGCCGATTGGTGCGGCATCGAGGCGCAGCGCGTCTTTCGCAAAGACGTGAAGCTGCACCTCTGCAATTCGCCGAGGGCCAAGGACGCCAACGTGCGGCAAGCATTACTGGACAGACTCGGCCCGCAGGGGACGAAGAAGGCGCCGGGCCCGACGTATGGCGTGCGCTCGCACGAGTGGGCCGCGCTGGCCGTGGCGGTGTATGGGTGGGACATGACTTTAGGACGGGCGAGTGGCCTGTCCAAAAACAACAGCACGACGACTGAGGCGCCGTCTGGCTGCAATCAACCAAGCCTCACGGAAAACTAATAAAATGGCAGTATTGCAAGCACCGAAAAGCACGGTCGGTTCTGGACCGCGCATCACCGAGCTGGCGCCGAAAGGCACCTACCTCGCAACCATCCTGGACATCGTCGATAAGTTCGGCGTCGAGCGTCCCAAATACGACAACCCGACTGAGATCGAGAAGCTCGACATCACGACCTTTGTGTTCGGCTTCAAGAACAAGGAAGGCAAGCTCTACCTAGTCAAGACCGGCGATTCGCCCATCACGGCGATGCGGATCTCGAATGGGGAGAAGGCCAAACTGCGCGGGTTTCTCACGCAGTTGACCGGCGAGGTGCCCAAGGATGGCTGGGATTACTGCGAGCTGAAAGGCAGCGGCGCGCAGATCACGGTCGCGCACAAAGAGTCAAAGAAGACGGGAAACCCCTATGCGGTGGTGGCCTCGGTGGCTCCGGTAATGGAAGAAGTGAAGGACAAAGTCCTGCCGGTCTCGGCGTTCTCGGCATTGCTAGAGGGCGGCGAAGCGGCGGCCCCGGCTAAAGCGGCGACTGCGGTGGCTGCGGTTGAGGAAGACGAAGACGGCGACGCGCCGTTCTAGGTGAAGCGGGAGCCGGGGGAGGTTGCAGCCTCCTCCGGCGCCCTAACCCACATCTTACATTATGGCCATTCTCGCGGACACAAAAGCAAGACTCACGGGCTCCCATTGGTATAAGCCAACAGGGGAACCGTGTCACCAGTTGCCGAAGTCAAAAGGCGACGGACTTAGGGCGGCGACCATCAGGGACGCCAAGAAGCTGGGACTCCTTCCCAGCGTGACCAACATCCTCGGCGTCATCGCCAAGCCGGGGCTGGATAAGTGGAAGCTTAATCAGGTGGCTCTGGCGGCTTTTGCCAGTCCACCTGACGGCAAGGAGTCAGAGGACTACTACACGGGGCGGATCATCGAGGCGGCGTTTACGCAAGTGGTGCAGGCCGCGGATCTCGGCAGCAAGATCCACGACGGGCTGGAGAAGGTCTTCGAGGGCGAGGCCGTGCCTGAGGATCTGCTGCCTTATGTGCAGCCGACGCTTGAGTGGAAGTCGAAGCACGGCTTGGTCTTCAGCGAGCGGGAGATTGTCCTGGTCAACGAGACTGAAGGCTACGCTGGCCGCTGCGATGTGATCGGCAAAGGCAAAAAGGGGCAGCCGGTCATTCTGGATTACAAGACGCGGAAGACGGAGCCCGGCAAGGAGGCCACGCCTTACGACGGGCAGGGGATGCAGCTCGCGGCCTATGCCGTGGCGCGTTGGGGCGAGGAGGCGCTGGAAAGCGTCACCGCGGCCAACGTGTTTATCTCCACGACCGAACCTGGGCGCATGGAAGTGTGCAAGCACGAGAATCTGCGAGGCGAGTGGGAGGCGTTCAAGGCGGCGTGCGTGCTGTGGCGCCGGCTGAAGGGTTATGACCCGCGGAAGGAGGCGGCATGAAAAACCCGCGTCTAAACCAGCTAAAGGAATTAGCCTTGGCCGGCGACGAGTCGGCCGTGGCGGATTTGTTCAAGGAATTTCCAGACGCTTTTATCTGGAACAACCACGGAAAGTATTGGGCGAGGGTTACAACCAAAGCACCAAACAAGTTTGTAAAGGGCCAGCGGATCGCCGTGCCGCTTAACACGCGAGACCTCGAGGAGGCACGGCAGAATCGCAACAAGGTTTTCGGGGAGGTTGTTCGATGACCTACGCACAGAAGCTGAAAGACCCGCGGTGGCAGAAACGCCGGTTGCACATCCTCGAGCAACGCGGATGGAAGTGCGAGCGGTGCCGGGACGACAAGACGACCCTCCACGTTCATCACAAGAAATACCGCGGACAGCCTTGGGAGGCGTTAGACAACGACCTCGAGGTGCTGTGCGAGCCGTGCCATAGCGGAAAGCACAGTAAGACCAACGTTACCAAACGCTTTTCAGTTTATTGCGCGGGTAAGATCGGGATAAGCGATTGGCGGCACAGTTTGTTCGACCTTCAGTTTGGTGAAGGTTACGAAAGTCTGTGGGCAAGCCGGGACGGACTTATTCAAGTTTCATACGCCGGCCCATATTTCGCGGACAGCCAGCATGGATCAGCGCACGGTCAAAATACTCACGGCCGATTTGACCAAGAGTGGTTGCAGGAAACAGACCACGTCTATGCCGGGGATTTTGGTGACTTAGATTTAGGGTCACGGATGCTTCGTAGGATTGAAGTCTACGACAAGTGCCAAACTTGGTTGGACACTGCCGACACAATGTTTGCCTACATCGACGGCCTAGGAGCCTATGGAACTTGTTTAGAGGTGGAGGGGTTTTTGCACAGAAAGCGCGGGAGGAATAGCTGCGCTGTCCTTTTTTCAAGTGTGCAGCTCTTAGAAGAATATTGGTTTTTGGCTTCAAGGTCATGGAGAGGGGTACAGCAAGATTGGAACGCTTTAGTTATGCCAGACGTTAACAAAGCGTTTAACTCGTTTGCTAATTGGGCGGCTAAATGGAGATGACCAACGTCCTAGCCATCGACTACGAAACCGACTACTCACGCGAGTATTCGGTGAGGGACTTGGGCGCCTGGGCCTATGTCCGCGACGACCGGTTCCGGGCGCATACGGTGAGTATGTGGGCCGAGGGCTTGCAGTATGCCGGCAAGCCGTCGGACGCACCCTGGGACGAGGCCGCTAATTACCCGCACTGGGTGTCGCATAATGCGGCGTTTGATGAGCAGGTGCATACTGTGTCCCAGATCCAGCAGGTGTGCCGAATCCCTGTGCTGCCGGCCTTGTGGGATTGCACGGCTGATCTGATGGGCTATCTGCAACATCCGCGTTCGCTCAAGGACGCTTGCCGGGTCGGGCTGGGCGTGGCGGTTAATAAGTCGGTGCGGGACGCGATGATGGGCGAAACGCTTTTCACGCCGTCGGCCGCGGAGATTGCCGAGTATGCGCTCGAGGATGCGCGCCTGTGCTACGAACTGTGGAAGAAGTTTTCGCACCGTTGGCCAGAGCGGGAACGCTTGCTTTCGCGCCATACGAGGATGATGGCGGCCCGCGGTGTCGGCTTTGACCAGGACGCGGCCAAGGCGGCGCTGGCCAAGCTGGATAAGAGTCTCAAGACGGCCGCGAGTAAGATCCCCTGGACGGCCGCGGGCAAGCCGCCGACCTCGAGGCTGGAACTTTTTGCGGAGTGCTCGCGCTTGGGGTTGCAGCCGCCGGAGACAACCGCGGAGAAAAGCGAAGCCTGGCAGGCGTGGTTAGACGCGAACGAAAAGTCGGTGCCTTGGGTGCGGGCGATCAACAAATGGCGCCGGATCAACCGCACCCGCACGGTGATCGAGGCAATGGTGAAGCGCTCGGGGCACGGTCGGCTGCATGGGGCTCTGCGTTACTACGGCGCCGCGGTCACGGGACGCTGGTCGGGATCGGACGGGCTAAATTTGCAGAACCTTAATTCGCGGGACGCGGAGGGCGGCATTGATGTGCGCGGGATGATCAAGCCGCCGGAAGGTAAGGTGTTCATCGTTTCGGATTTGGCACAGATCGAACCCCGGGTGCTGGCGGTGCTTTGCGGGGATACGGAAATGCTGGCCGGGCTGCGGAGCGGTCTGGCGCTTTACGAGGCGCACGCCCGGGCGACGATGATGTGGGATGGCGGGCCGCTCAAGAAGGAGCAGCCGAAGCTTTATGCGCTGGCTAAGGCTAGGGTGCTCGGGCTGTCTTACGGCGCGGGTGCGGTGACGTTCCGACGGGTAGCTAAGGTGCTGGCTGGTCTGGATCTCGACGAGACCGACGCAAAGACCACGGTGGACGAGTTCCGGCAGACGAACCCGCGGATCGTCGGGCTGTGGGAGCGCCTGGACAAGGCGTTCGGGCGGGCCGAGTCGGTGCTGTCGATCAAGACCAAGGCCGGCCGTCCGCTGCGGTATTTCGAGCCGCTGGCCGGAGAGTGCTCGGTCGTGAAGAGCGGGAAGCGGGTGCGCTATTGGGGCAGCAAACTTTGCGAGAATCTGATCCAAGGCACGGCGCGGGATGTGATGGCCGACATGGTCTTAAAGATCGAGGCAGCGGGCATTCCGGTCGTCTTGCACGTTCACGACGAGATCGTATGCGAGGTATCAATTGATACCGCCGAGCGGGATCTGGTCACGGTGCGGGATATTATGAGCACGGCGCCGGATTGGCTGCCCGAGCTGCCGGTCGAGTGTGAGGCGCAAATCATGGAGGCATACGGAAAGTAATGGCCGTCCTCGACTCTTACTCTACGACTTTCCGACGCCTGCTTGAGGGCGTGCCGGACGGGATGCCGCGGCATGATTGGATCAACAAGGTGGCCTTCTACGGCGCTCGGCATAAGTCGCCGGAGAAGCTCGAGGCGGTGCTGTTGAAAATTTCCGACCGGCTCGGCTGGAACTCGACGCGGGATTTTACAAATGAAATTAGACGTGCTGTGCGCGATGCCGTGCGTGCGGTCCAAGCCGGTCCGGTGGCCGAGCGGGAGCGGGTGCCGGATTGGCCCTTGCCGAGCCGTGAGGCGCGCAGCAAGCGCGACGGTGGAGGGTTGTTCGGGCCGCAGTCCTGCGGGGCCACGGCGGCTGAGGCTTGGGCCATGCTTTACGCCTCGGGAGCGTGGGTCTGCGCGGGGGCCAACGAATACCAGGCGGAAACCCGACCGCTCGAGGAGTGGCGGGATTTCTTGCACAGTGTGCAATTTTGCGTGCCCAACGCGATGCGGGCCGCGGAGGGGCGGCTGGTCGATGGCCGGCCTTCGGCGCGGTGCCGCGGTAATGCGTGCCGGCGGCGGCGCTGGTTGGTCGTCGAGTGCGATCTTGGCACCGGTTTGGAAGAGCAGTGCAACGTGATCGCCTCGCTTGATCATCCGCGCTGCCCGCTGCGGATGGCCGTTTATTCGGGCGGCAAGAGCGTGCACGGGTGGTTCGACGCCGCGGACCTGTCGGAGGGCGAGCAATTGCGATGGTTCCGGCACGCGGTGTTTTTAGGCCACGACCCCAAGCTCTGGCTCAAGTGGCAGTGGGTCAGGGCGCCGGGGGGACGGCGCGAAAACGGCAACAAACAGGAGATTTACTACTTAAAACCATGATCAGAGAAATTTGGGATGAAATTGAAGACGACTTGTTCCGTAAAGTTGAAGACGAGGCGCAAGGGCGGCCGGCCAAGTCTTTCACAACGATGTCGGCCCGGCTGTTGTTAGAAGCTAAATTACCTAAATTGGTCTGGATCTGGGGTAAGGGGTTGATCACCCGCGGGCAGCTCTGCGCGATTGTCGGGCAGGGCGGCACGGGCAAGAGCCGCCTCACCTTGCAAGTGGCGGTGGACGAGCGGGCAGGCGTGCCGCCTTTGGGTATCGCGGGCGCGACAAGTAATTCCAACCGTTGGTTATTTGTGGGCACGGAGAACGGCATCCATCGTTTGCAGGAGGAGTTGGGTAAGATGTGCTCTGTCTACAAGGGCGAGCAGCGCGATCGGGTGCTGGACGGGATACACTTTCACGTTCTCAAAGAGGATGACGACGCGGACATTCTGCTGCGGGAGGACAATTTGGGGCGCTGGAAGGCGATGCTGGAGGAGGTGGCGCCGACCGTGGTCGTAGCCGACCCGTTCGGGGATTTGCACCCGGGCGACATCAACAAGCCCGCGGAGGTGCGGGCCACGGTGCGGGCGTTTATGCGTCTGTGCCGCAGTGTGGACAAGGAGATGGCTATGGTGATCATCCACCACGCCAGGGCAGGGCGGACCAACATCGCCGGCGCCGTGGGCTGGGATCAGGGGGCGTTTTCTTTAGGGGCCAAGGACATCACGACGATGGCGCGGGTGCAGCTTAACGTGACCTTCACCGACCCGGAGGACTGGGGTAAGATTATGGTGAGCCTAGGCAAGGCCAACGACACGGAGCGGATCGAGCCGATTGGTTTGAACCTTAACCGCGAGGTGATGCGCTACGAGGTCGATATGGACTTTGACCTTGACGAGTGGAAGGCTGATTTAGACGGGAAGCGGTCGCCTGGGACGAAGTTGTCGGTCACGCAATTGGTGCAGCACACCAAGGAAAAAGGAGGGCCGGAGCCGCGCAAAAAGCGGGAATGGCAGACCCAAGTCGGGGAGCACTTCAACGTCTCTTACCGCACTGTGATCACCAAAATCAACAAGGCGAAAGAGGCCGGATGGCTGCGCGAGGCGCAAAACGGCGAATTACGCGTCATGCCTAAATTTGACGAACACACGGCAAAACGCGAAGACGGCACGAAATAAACGACTTATGAAAGTGTGCAAACGTGAAATGGGAAATGTTTGGTCTTCACAGACATTTTCCCGAAAGCAAAGTGTGAAATGTGAAGCGTCCCCTTATAGGGGACTTCACGTTTCACGCTTTCTAGGTGCGGCTATTTTTCAACAACGCGACCAGAGGGCATTGCGGGCGCGGGAGACGGCAAAAGGAGAACAACTATGATTGACATTCGACGCTTCGCCAGCATGGGAGAAAACCCGCTGGATAAATTAGAAACAAGCAAACGGCCAGACATGGCCGCTTATATGGACACATTGGCAGGGGAGTGGGCGGAGGAGCTAGACCTCTGCGCCTGGCAAGTTGAGGCACTTGCGCTGCTGCTGGCTGAATACCATTTGCGCGAGAGTCGGGAAACGGCCAGCCGGATGCTTATTCCGATTTTGACCTATTTGAACGAGGCAAAGGGCAACAAAACTCTACGCTACTATGCCTTCCTGCTGGCGGCAGGGGATACGTCGATCACGGTTGCCCATAGCTATTCAGACTTGGCGCGAAAAATTGGAGTAACCCGGGCGGCACTGTCCAAGGCGGTCATCGAGATGCAGACGAAGCTGGGTTTAAGTGGTCATAACGAATTTCAGAAGAGCGATCAGGCGCGGGAGAGTTCCCGCAAGGCCGCGCATCGCTCTTGGACAAAACGACAGGGAGACAAGGAGAACACACACAATGAATAAAGAAATTGAGAAAGCGGCAGCGCAGGCGCTGGCCGAGGAAATCAACGCAAAGCACGCGGCCATCATGGCCCTTGTGGACGGGGTGAAGGACGTGGCCAAGGAAATTGGCGGGCTGGCCAACGAGGTTGGCATGGCCTTAACCAGCGCACGCGACACCGCCGGGCCATCCTTCCACCATTGGCTGAGAGAGAACGTCACCATTAGCACGGCAGTGGCCGAGCGATACATTCGCCATCATGCCCACTATCATCCAGACCAGCTATTCCTGCCCGGCTTCAAGATGATTGAGGACCGAGCCAGCGTGGTGGCTCAAGCACAAGCCAACGCCGAAGTGGCCGAGGGTGACCAACCCAGGCAAGACGAAGTGCCAGACTTAATGGTCAGGGACATTGCCGCCGGGTGGGTATACGATGCGCGGCGCTGGTTCTCGCAACTGATCCACAAGCTGCCGCCCGAGAGCATGAGCGCGGCACAGATTGAGGACACGTTGCGGGTGGTCAAGCCTGTGCGCGATGCTATCTGGGCTTATGAGAAGCGTTTGGTGGCCTTGACAGGAGGGCAGGGATGAAGATACAGGGCCGCGATTCCGACTTCGCTGGCAGCCCGTCAGTCTCAATAAGGGCTGATTTGATAAGTCCTCATGAGACAATGAAAGGAATCTTTTATTATCAGGAGAGCGCGTGGCAGTCATGACAGGCAGGAAATGGGCCATAGTTTTTTGCGAATGGTCGAGATAAACAACTATCATCCAAAACTCGTCTCAATAAGCCCTTTTGATAATGCGACTCGCAAAAGCCACCCATAATGCCCAATGGCCCTGACTCAGACCCAATTAGCCAACGCCCTCGACTCAAATCCAGCGAGCGTGTCCATCTGGAAAAGCCGGGGGATGCCGGTGGACTCGGTGGACGCGGCGAAGGCGTGGGTCGCGGCCAACATCCGCCGAAACAAAGGGGCAAGAATAAGCGGGCTGGTGGCCTCGGAAAACCTAGCAATGGGGGCAAGGCCAAGGCTCGACCGCGCAGCCGAGGGGGAGATCCGACACTACGAGCTATGGAAGGCAGCGGCGAACAGCCAGGACATGAACAGCCGATCAGTGGCCGAGTTGGCCGGGGCATGGCGCGACAGTCGAAAGGCAGCAGCGCAGGCCGAGCAGGAGTTGGCGGCATTTCTGGCGATGAAGAACGCAACACTCAACAAGCAAGAGACGGTGGCGGCGATTCGTTCGCTAGTCTCGGCACTGAGGCAGGATTTCTCGACGTTCCCTTGGGGCCGACAAGCCACGGAGTTGATGAAGAAGCATCTGGGGACATTGCCCAGCTCCTTGAGCGAGGCGACCGCCACGGCTTAGACTTTGCCTGGGGGGAGGCAAGGGCCGTGACTCTTGAACCTCCCAAGCTCGGGGTGGTTGAGTGGGCCGAGGGCAATCTGAAACTCTCCGAACGCATCACCAACAAGCCCGGCAGCTACCTCACATCACGCACCCCTTATGTGCGCGAGGTGCTGGAATGCTTTGCTGATGACCGCGTGCGCCGGCTGGCCTTGGTCTGGGGGGCGCAGACCTCAAAGACCACGGCCATCATCGTGGGCATGGCCTACAAGTTAGACAATGACCCCGCGCCCTGCCTGTGGGTCATGCCGTCCACGCACTTGGCCAGGTCATTTTCTGAAACGCGGTGGATGCCGTTGATTGACCAGAACCCAACGCTGGCCAGGCACAAAGAGCCAGACCCTGACAAATACCGATTGCTAGAGCAGCACTTTGACCGCATGAGCGTGTGGTTCACTGGCAGCAACTCGCCCGCCTCGCTTTCCTCTCGCTCGATTGCCGCTCTGTGCATGGACGAGTTGGACAAGTTCCCTGCCAAGGGCGGCAAAGAGTCGGCACCTTTGCAGTTGGCAGAGGCCCGAGTGGCCACCTATCCGCAGCATATCATCATCACGACCAGCACCCCGACATACGAGGACGGCGCGATCTGGGAGGAATGGCTCAAGGGCGACCAGCGCAAATACTTTGTGCCGTGCGCCGGCTGCGGCGAAGCCTTTGTCATGGAGTGGGAGACAATCAAATGGTCGCAGGAGGCCAAGCAAGATTCCGCGTGGAACATGGAAGCCGTTGCAGAAACGGCGCGATGCCATTGCCCGGCCTGCAACCACGCGCACACCGAGGCCGACAAGGCGCAGATGTTAGAGCGCGGCGAGTGGCGGGCAACTGACCTTGCCGCCGAGCCAGGGCGGCGCAGCTACCACCTATCGTCACTCTATGCGCCGTGGCGCAAATGGTCGGATCTGGCCGTCAAATTTCTTCAAGACCGCGAGACGCCTGGCGGGTTGCAGGATTTCTTCAACCGTGAGCTGGCCCTGCCTTGGAAAGCCGCTGGCTCCCTTATCACCACGGCCATGATCCGCGAGCGGGTGGACGCCTCGCCGCGCTACACCATCGGAGAGCCGCCCGAGGGCAAGATGCTGGGCCGCATCATGTCCGTGGACGTGCAGCAAACCGAATTGTGGTGGATCATTCGCGAGTTGCACGAAGACGGCAGCAGCTACTTGGTTGATTACGGCGCAGCGATCGGCTGGGACTTGATCCTTGAAAAGTTTCGCCACTACAAATGTTTTAAGGGGGTGGTTGATTCGGGCTACGCCGCCAAGACCCCGGCGGGGGTTTACGATTTTGTCGCCCGCTCGGGTGGCCTCTTTTGCGCGGCCAAGGGGCGCACGGTTAGCCAGGGACTGCGGGAACCGTGGAAGTTCCAACAGATTCTCGGGGCCGGCCACAATATCTGGATGCTCCAATTCGACGCCGAGTTTTGGCAGGCACGGCTTTACCACGATGTGCTGCGCGATGGGCGGGGCAAGTGGTATCTGCCGCGAGACATTGCCAAGGATTATGTGACGCAGCTGCAGGGCGAGGCGCTGGTCGAGAAAGAAGGCGTGGCCAAGTGGACCCGACTAGGAGAAAACCATTTGGCCGACTGTGAAAAGATGGGGTTGGTCCTGATTGATTCCATCATGTCGCAGTATTCGGCGGCGCAGCCCGCCTCTTGACACAGCCGTCTTGAGCGTGACGGACGCCGCCATTTTATCCGAAGTATTCAGCGCAGCCGAACTGGCGCAACTCAAGGCGTCCTGCAAAGCGCAGATCCTGTCCGGCGGGGCCAGCCAGGCGTTTGTTGTCAGCTCCAGCGTTGGCGGGCGCAGCGTCACACTTCAGCAAACCTATTCCTGCTGGGATATGCTGGGTCTAATCGAAACAGCTTTGGCCATCAACGCCGGCACGATTGGCAACTCCCGCGTCACGCAGATGCGCTTTCCCAATAGAACATGAAGACCAAATTTGTTGACCGCGTTGCCGCCGCCTTTGGCTTTTCGCGCATGATCGAGGCCGTCAACCACCGCAGCGAAGAGCGCGGCTGGGTTTACGCTCAGGCGCAAGACTCCAAAGTTGACCTTTCCTCCTATGACCGCACCCGCCTTATGGCATTATCGCGCAAGTGTTTCTACAACAACGCGATAGTCAGGGGCGCGGTGCGTGATAAAGCGATGTATTCGGTGGGCAGCGGCATCGGTATCCGCCCGCAAGCCATGTCTGGCGACCAAGCGTGGGACGATGCTGCCGAGGCTTGGTGGGAAAATTGGGCGCGCTCGCCCGAGATCAGCGGGCGGCACGATATGCGCTCGCTTCAGATGTTGGTTTCCGAAGCCATTGACCGCGACGGTGAAATCTTTGCCGTCCTAACCGCCAAGAGCGATGGCGCTCCCGCCGTGCAGATCGTCGAGTCTCACCGCATTGAGTCGCCCGACACCGCAGCCAACAACAACGGCGTGGTGGATGGCGTGAAGCTGGACAAGTTCCAGCGTCCGCTGGGCTATTTCATCGGTGAAGGCGACGAATACCCGCGCAGACACCGCGAGGTAAAAGCGGACGTGATGCTCCACGTCTACGAGCCCGAACGCTCCGACCAGGTGCGCGGCTATCCTGCCATCGGCGTGGCGCTCAACAGTGTTTTAGACCGCGACGAGCTGCTCCGCTTTGAAATGATGGCGGCAAAGGCCGGCAGCAGCATCGGCCTCGTTATCAAAAACGCCACGGGGAACATTGGCGCGGAAGGATTCCTTGGCGACTTCAGCAAAGACAGCAACGGCAACCTGACCCGCGAAAGCATTTTCGGCGGCGGGCTTGTGCCCAGAATGAAGAACTCAGAGGACATTCAGTCTTTCGTAATGAACAGGCCGAACGAGAAGCTGGACAAGCACCTCGAGCAATACATTCGGGCAGCGGCCATCGGCTTGGGCCTGCCTTACGAGTTTGTCTGGGACACCAGTGCCATCGGCGGCGTGGCGCAGCGGTTTATTATCCAGAAGGCCGCAAGATGCTTTGCCGCTCGCCAGGATGTGCTGGTCAATGCGTTCCTTTCCAAGCTGTGGCGCTACGCTATCGCTCGCGCTATTTCTCGCCGCGAATTGCCAATGGTCGCCGGCTGGCAGCAAGTGGGATGGCAGACGCCGCGCTCGATCACCGTGGACGTGGGCCGCGAGGCGACCGCCCGGCGCGATGACGTGAAGGCGGGCTTGATGACCCTTTCGGACTACTTTGGCGAGCAGGGCATTGATTGGAAAGAGGCGGTGGCTGAGATTGCTGCGGAACGCGAGTTTGCTGCCGACCTTGGCGTAATGATCGGAGTGGAGCAGGCCCAGCCGCAGCCGCTCTTGGTTGATGAGCCAGAAGCGCCCGCCGTGGTCGCGCCACAGTTGGAAGCCAAGGAAGAACCAACCGAACTTGCCCTGCCTAAAAAGCGCAAGCGTCTGTATCGCCGCAAGAAGACTGAGAAGCCGACCCCTTGACATGAGGCCAAGCGAGTATGGACTCGCTTAATTTTGAAGGCATCAGCGTTGCAACGGTCGGCCCCGCGCTCGGCCACAGCATGATGGTGGATGACGTAACCCTGTTGCAGGCCGAGGAGGCCGGCAAGGTGGGCAGCCCGGTTAAAGTGTTCGTTGATCACGACGAGTCGATTGATTCCCTGATCGGCTTTCTGTCGAACTTTCGCATCGTTGAAGACCAGCTCCGCGCCGACCTCGATCTTCTCGGCTCGCACCCGCAGGCCGCTTTTTACTCGGAGATTCTGAACAAAGCGCCCAACCGCGTGGGCTTCAGCATGACCTTTAGCGGCCAGCCTGACGAGCAGGACGGCAAGCGTTTCGCCAGGGTGTCCGAGCTGGTCAGCGTGGATCTGGTCAGCCGCCCAGCAGCCAATCCTGACGGTGTATTTCGCGCAGGATCAGAGCCTGAAGTTGACACCACCGCAGTGGGCATGGGCAATCCCGCACCTATCCAAACAGTTGAGTTCGACGCTCAAGCCGCCATCGAATCGTTGGCCGCTTCGGTTGCTGATCTCAAATCCACCGTGGACGGCCTCGCCGCTTCGCAAGACGAAACACCCGCCCCTGTGGCCGCTCCCGTTGATTCGGAAATGTCGGCCAAGCTCGACGCGGCCCTTAACAAGCTCTCGGCCCTTGAGGTCGAACTCGCCGCTCGCGGCGACAACGCCATCAGCGGCAACGGTTCTGCCGTTTCCGTCGAAGACGCTTACGCCTCTGGCGACCGCGCCACCAAATTTGAAATCGTTCGCAAGGCTCTTGAAGCCCGCGACTTTTCTCTCATCAGCAAACTCAAATCCAACAAGTAACTACCTAAAAATATGGCCTCGATTTCCAATCTCAACGACGACGTAATCAGCAGCGCCGCTCTCAAAGCGTTCGTTGATTCCCTCCATCCCCTGTCTGCCTTCAGCGTTAACTACAACGCCGAAGCCGCACGCAAGGGCGAAGTGGTGAGCATCCCGCTCATCTCCTCGATCACCGCCTCGACTTTCAACAACACTTATGAAGGTGCTGACGGAGACGTGACCCTCACGGCCCGCGAAGTCACCATTGATAAGCACTTCCTGTCGACCGTCGACTTCACTGACACCCAGTGGGCCAAGTCTTCGGCTCTCACGCCTCAAATGCTGGCCGAAATCGGCGCAGAGCAGGGCCGTGCAGTTGCCCAGGCGTTCATCAGCTCCGTCTGGAGCATGATCACCACGGCCAACTACGGCGCGGCGGTGGCCAGCTTCACCTCGGCCTCCTTCAGCATGGCGGAAGTCCGCAAGGCTCGGCTTGAGTTGACCAAGGCGAAAGCCCCGCAGAATGACCGCTCGCTCTTCTTGGAGCCCGAGGCCTACGACGCGCTGCTGTCCGACAGCACCAACATCCTCGCCAACTTGAACTTCGGTTCTGAAGGCGTGCGTGAAGGTGTGGTTCGCCGCTTGGCCGGCTTGAACGTCTACGAGTCCACCCTGATCCCGGCGACCAACGTCGGAACCAGCATCACTCTGGCCGCGTTCGCGGTGCATCCTTCGGCCATTGCCGTGGCGATCCGCACCCTTCAGCCCCAAGCGCCTTCAGAGTATCTTGAGGCCCGCACCATCGTTGATCCTGTCAGCGGCATTGGGCTCGGATACCGCCGTCACTATAATACGGCAAATGGCACTCACTTCTTGAATTTTGAGGTAGTCGGAGGCTACACCTACGGTGTGACCGGCGGCCTTAAGATCTTGGCCAAGAAGGCCTAATCACTGGTCTGGTTGTGTGTTCCGCAAGCCCCCGGCATCAGCCGGGGGTTTTGCTTTTGGTTTCGTTGACAAGTGCGCCGTGCGCGAATGACCACACAACATTCTTTGGCGTTGGTCGCTATCACTGGCAATAGCGAGTCGTATATCGGGCGTTTTATTGAGAGCTTCCAGAAACTCACGCCGCACATCTACATCGTGCGGGCCTGCGGCGGCAGGGAACCAGACCGCTCCCTAGACATTGCCCGCGAGATGGGCTGCAAGGTGGGCGAATACAAAAACGCCGACGCCTTCCAGTTCTGGGACCATGTGGACAACTTCGCCAACGCCCGGCAAATGGCCACCGACATGGCCCAGGCAGACGGCCACCAGTGGCTAATGTGGGCTGATACGGACGATATTATCGAGCAGGAGTCGTGCGACATTATCCGCCAGCACCTTTCCGAGACAGCTACCACGACCACGTTGGCCATGATTCCCTACCGGCTGACCAACAACGGACTCAACCTCCTCCGCGAACGCATCTGGAAGACTGGCACGGCGCGCTGGGAGGGTGCGGTGCATGAACACCTTGAGCCATTCGACAAGTCAGGAGACGGCCAAGTCCGCTGGGAGGACGCCCGCATCGTTCACGCTCCTGACGAAAAGAAAGACGCCGCTGCCGAAAAGCAAGGCAACAGCCGCAACTGGCGCATCCTGTCTAGCCAGCCTGGCTGGGAGAAAGACCCGCGTTGGCTGTTCTACGGCAGCCTTGAGCATTTTGGCATGAAGGACGATGCCCGAGGCATGGAGCTGGCCATCGAGGCGCTTAAGCATGAGGCCTTGTCGGGCGACGAACGCTACGAGTTGTATCTGCAACTGGCCATGCGGACACCTGTGTTTGCCGCCAAAAAGTCGCTTTTGCATGAAGCCTACAAGGTCAGCCCTTGGCGCAGGGAAGCCTTGGCGCAGCTCGCCGCGACCAGCTTGGACAACAACGAGGAGCAAGACGCCTTGGCTTATGCTCGGGCCTTTATGTCGCTGCCAGTGCCTGAGATTGTCCCGTGGACCCATCGCCCGGTGGTTTATGGATTCGGAGGCGTTGGCCTCTATGCCTGCACCCTGCGCGCCAACGGCGACACCAAGCGCGCCGACCAGTTTGAATTGGATTGGTTTAAGAAGTGCGGAGGCAAGATTAGCGTTTGCCACCCTACTCGGGGCCGTCCAATGCAAGCCGCCGAGACGCGCAAGAAATGGCTAGAGGCAGCCAAAGACCCGCAAAGCGTGGAATACATCTTTGGATTTGCCGAAGACGATGACGAGACGCGGGACATTTTGGGGCGCTTCAAGCACGCACTGTCACCCGCCGGGCTCATGGATCAAGTGGGCGGCAATGCTGTCGCCAACTACAACGCGGCGGTCAAAGCCTCCACAGGCCACATCATCGTGACCGCGCAGGACGACATCGAGCCGCCTCTTTTTTGGGATGAGCTTGTCTGGCAGGCGCTGGAGCCGCATCTAAAGCGACCCAAGGTTCTTGGCGTGAAGGACGGCCACCGCAACGACGGCCTCATGGTCACTTTCATTTGCACGCGGCCAACCCTCGGGTGGCTTGGCAACGGAGGCGGCATCTTGTCAGGCGATTACCACGGCATCTATTCTGACACCGAGTTTTCCCACCGCGTCCGCAAGGCGGGCATTGTCTTGGACGCCGACATTGTGTTTTTGCACAACCACCCGGCCTTTGATCCCAAAGTTCCAACAGACGCCATTTACGATGTTGAGAACAGCAACGAGGCTTACAAATTCGGGGCAGAAGTCTTTAAACGCAGAAACCCTGACGCCTTTGACTCCAAGCCATAGAGCATGGCCACCCAACTAGATACGGCGCACGTCCTTGGCATTGGCGCAATTACTGACCTTGGCGGCGAGGTGGTCACGATTGGAGCCGTGTGCTTCAAGGCCATTGTGGGCAGCGTGGACGAGAGGGACGAGTTGGCCGAGGGCGGCGTGCGCCAGATCCGTAGCGTGCAAGTCGGGCTTCCGGCCAGCGTCTTTGAGCCGAGCTTTGCGAACATCAACGCCGCAGTGCCGACGATCTGGAGCCGCATTACAGTGCGCGGGCAAGAGCTGCAAGTGCTGGCGGTTAACAAAGACGAGGCCGTGGTCGAGATCACTGCCGGCGGGCTGGCAGAGTAAGGGCTTCTATGGCCGCAATCAATTTGACCATCAGCCTGGACGAGCTGCGCGAGTTTGTGCCGAAATTCGTCAACGCCACCAAAAGGGAGGTGTCGCTTGAAATGCGCCGCCAGGGGCGGCTTTTAGTCGCGGGTGATAGTGGCTTTGGCTTGGTTTCCATCACCGCCCCACAGGGCGATGGCGACAGCGCAAAGGCCATTGGTGATTTTGCCGTGGCCCGAGACATTAGCAAAGTGTTTGCCCAGCGCGGCACTATCGCAGCCATCCTCGGGCAAAACGGTAAGCGCGGGGACCAGACCGCCTTCAATCGCTATATCCGCAACGGCGAGTTGCAAAAGGCCAAAGACTTTGTGAATGGCCAAGCGCCAACCTCTGTGCAAGTAAGCGGCTACGTCCGCAACGGCAAACCAGTTAAAGCCTACTCGCAGACAAGGCAGGCCAGCGTTTTTTCTGACCCTCGCCTTGGTCGAATTGAGCACATTGCCGACGAACCAAGCGCAATGCTGCACCAAAGCCGCCGTGGTTCTCGGGGGAAAGTGGGGCGCTCGCAATGGGCGCAAATCGTTCTAAAGAAGACGGCCTACAATCAATATGTGACCGACACGATTAAAAGGGTCGGCTTACTCAAAGCCGGGTGGGCCAAGGCCGCAGACCAAGCCAATCTTGGAGTCAGTGTGCCACGCTTTGTCAGAAACAATGTGGACCGCGCTATGGGCAAGGGCCGCGTAAGCGACGGCGACCCCTACAACATGTTCGTTGAGTTGATTAACGAAAACCCAGTGGCCTCGACCAAGATCAACAAGGGCAGCATTCAGTTCCTTCTAAACCTCCGCAAAGAAAACATCTTGGCCGAATTTGAAAAACGGGTTGGCAAGGTGGCAAAGGCAGCATGATCAACCGCGAAATCGAAGCCAGCTTTGCCGATTGGATCACCTCGGGCGTCAGCGGCACGTCTTTAGCCGGGGCGTCTATCCGTAGCGGCGTGCCTCCCGAGTCGCTGTCTTACCCTGCCGTGATCGTCCAGGCCAATTCCAGCGAGGTCTTGGAGGGCGGGGCGAGGCAAGGCTCTCGGATTAACGTGGACATCAGTGTGGTTAGTTCCGCGAGCAACGAAAGCGGCTGGCAAACCGCGCACAAAAACAGGGTGGGGGCGCTGGCCGAGCTGCTGGACGATACCAACACCAACCCGAGCTTGGCCTCGATCAACGCCGCGCAAAGCGATTACACCCTTTATGGCTGGGCGCTTTCCGAGTTGGCCAGCGAAACCTCGGCCAACCACCAAGCCGACAGCTTCCGCCTGGCTGCCGTGGCTGGCGACCGCATTGGGACCACGCCGACAGGGCCGACCAACGCCGACCCGCAGGACTTCAGCCTGCGCCATGAGGTTGAGCAAATCCTGACCGCGCACTTGGTGGCCGAGTTGCCCGAGGCCGTGACTGACGATTATTCGGTGCAGCCCTACTACAACGAAGCGCCTGCCGCCGGCTCGCGCATCGTGGCAGCCTGCCTGTCAGCGTCCAAACCCTTCCCGCAGTTGGCCCGCTACCAAGCGCAGGCCACCGTTCACGTCATCACCAATGGGGCCGATTCCACAGGCCACGTTGCCGCCGTCAGGCAAGTGCAAGACACGCTGCGCCTCTTGACCACGCAGGACTTTACCTCGGCCAACGTCACTGTGGCAGGGGTCATTGAGGGCTCGCACACCAACGATACGGACAGCAACCGCATTTCTGATGTGCTGGCTCTGAGTCTCTACGCGCAAGTAAACCAGGGAAGTTGACACCGCCCGCGAGGGCATGGCTATCGTCTATGGCGTCTCTGGGGCTTTTTCTAAGTCCACCTCTAAAACCTTTGAGAAACTGCTTGTTGCGGACAAGAACGGCGTCACCACGACGATCCTTTCCAAATACGTCCGCACGGAGACAACCACCGAAACGGTTGGCACTACTTTCGGCGCAGGGGCGATCGGTTCAGATGACGTTCTCAACGCAACCATCACCGCCCAGGTGGACGAGCAGCTTATAGAAAGCGGCAGCGCCAGCACTGCTCCACCGGCCATTCGCTTTTACAATCCTCGCGCCGAGGCGTCTGCTCAGATTTTGGGCGATTTCACGGGGTCGAGCTTCACTTTAGACGGAATCACCTTTGTGACCTTGAGCGCTGAGAAGGCCGAAACAGCCGGCGATGTGGTCAAGACCAACATTCGCGGCACGGCCATCAACACGGCCACCGTGGCTGGCTCAACCCTGACCACTGGCGACCATTCGACAACTTCAACCATTCGGGTTGAAAAGCGGCTTTCCAACACTGATTACAACCGCACCACCGTCACCACGGTTGCCTTTGCTGGATCGTAACCGCCAAGGGCTATGGATAGCCTGGCCGCAGAAGCGTTTCTAAACGCAAGCCACAAGGTTTATGGCCTCGCCATGCGCCCGCTGTCGCTGGGTCACGCCTTTGTTCTAGAAAGCCTCGGCAATCCCTTCTACCACGGGCGCCTCGGCACACCCGAGGAGCTGCGAGTGGCCGCGTGGATCTGCGCCAACCCACCGCTTTCCGCGCTTCGCCTAGGCGGGGCTGGCAACTTGTGGTGGCGTTACCGCACCCGCAATGCCGATTTTGAGCGAGAGGTGGCCCGCTGGAAGGTCTTTGTTGATGACTTCTGCACACCACCGCAGCTTTGGACAAAAACCCCAAAGCCGGGCGAAAGCCGCGCCGAGCCGTCGCGCATCCCGCACCAGATTTCAACCGCCGTGCGCCTGATGCGCCTCGGCATGAGCGAGCGCGAGGCATGGCAAACTCCAGTGGGAGTGGCGTCCTGGTATGAGGCTGCCGGCTACGAAACCGAAAGCGGGTCACGCCTAGACATTGTGACCGACTCCGAGCGAGTCGCCATCCTGCGTCAAAAGATAAAAGAGCAACAGGCCGCAGCGTCTGACATCGAGGGTAAGGACGAAGGCAATGGCTGAAGTAAAAGTAAAAATTACAGCTCAGAACGAGGTGCAGACAGGTCTGCAAGCCTCGCTGGCCGAGGTGCGCCAATTTGCGGGGCAGGCGCAAAAGGAAATGCAGACGGCCATGCAGATGCCCGCCCGGCAGCCGGCGCAAGAGCGGGTGGCTCCTACCTTTAAGATAGACATTGGCGACTACGGCCTTGAGCCGCTGCGGCAAATGCAGGAGGAGCTTAAGAGAGTTAGGCAATCAGCTCAAGAGGCGCTTGACCCATCGCCAGCACAAGACTTTGCCGGGGGCATCGGTGGCGTCATTGGCCGATTTGCAATTCTAATCGGGGTGGCGGCTACAGTCGGCAAGGTCATCGCTTCTGCTTTTGATACGCTGAGTGCGGCAGTTAGCAAATCCACAGAGCTGCAAAAACAATTTGCCGCCTCGTTGGAATCTGCGGGAAGCCAAACCACGCTGTCTGGAGCTATTTCCGAATTCAAACAGTTAAGCTCAATTGCCGAGGCAACCCAAAAAACTTTAGATGACACTTTTAGCAAAACAAAACTCGGGGCATTAGCAAATATAAGCAAAGGCAACTTCGGACCAATGTTGGCCAGAAGTGCAGACGCGCTTACAGGAGGAGCAGTTTCTAATCTATTGGGCGGAAACGCAGACCAGCAACGCGAGCAATCCCGACAAGCATTTTTGGCCTCTTTGCAGAGGCAAAGAATAGAGGCTGAAGAACTGGCCGCCGCTGGCGGCGATCCAAAAGCACAAGATACCGTAAGGCAAATGCAAGAAGCGCGGGAGCGCAGAAGGCAGTTTGACGTTGGGATTGAGGGCAGCGGCCTTAACCCAGCACAAGTGGCGCAAGCTAGGGCCGACATGGAGGCAGTCATTGCTGCTAATCAAGCCTCGACAGCCGCCCAAGAGCGACTAGACACCGAAAAAGAAATCACCCGCGAAAAAGAGCGTCAGCAAAAACTGGAATCTGGAACTCGCGCTGGCAACGTGATCGGCAAGCAGCTCGGGCCAGGCAGCTTTGAGGGCATTGAGGAACTGAACCGCGAGCGGGAAAGCGTTCGCAAGGATGCCGAGCAGACAGCAAAAGAGGCCGAAAGGAAAAAGCAAAAGGCCGCCGAATTTAACTTAAACACCAAGCTCCTTGAAGCTCGGGCAATGGGAGACAAGGCCACCGAGGAGTCTATCCTTCAAGGGCAAGACATGGCCAAGGGGCTTGAAGTAACCGACAGCTTTGAGGATGCGGCCAACTTCGCTGCTGCCGCCTCCGCGCTTCGCGAGCAACAAGGAGCCAAAGGGCAATCAGGATCATTTGGAGCGTCATCCCTCCAGCGCATCGGCTTTGCCTCAAACGAGTTCTTCGACACACGGAGCAAGGATGACACTGCCGCGCAAATTAAGACCGTGGGCAATGTGGTCAAAGAAATTGGCCAGCTACTGAAAAAGGAAAACGTCCTACTAATGAAATCGGAGTTTTAACCATGTCACAATTTGAAACAACAGGCGGCGGATTTATCGACAGCGGCGACAGGCGCATTGAACGCAAGGTGGTTGTTGCCGTAGGTGGCGCGGCCCTAACGGTGCCAGCTTCTGATCAGGGGTTTCCGCTAAGTAACGTGAGCGTGACGCAAGAGCCGGGCGGCGTTCGTCGCGGGGTCTTTGAGTTTAGCCGGGCAGGGGAGGGCGGGGCAGGGTTTAACCAATACGGCAAGCGGATAGAGCTGACCGGCGGAACCCGCGAGGTGCCGATTCAGACGCACGTTAAGTTTGAAACGATGACCGACGCGCAGGTTGTCCAAGTTCAAGAGGCAGTTGACCAAGGCTCGGACGCAGTTCTGACCTCATTTACCCCCGACCAAGAGCTTCTCTATTCCTTCCTGTCTCGCAAAATTGAATACGTCTTGGCCCCCGCCGTAGTCGGGCGGGTTACCGAGGTCGAATCAAATTTGCCGTCGCTGAACATCATTGCCAAGGTGGCCAATCCATCCGAGCTAAACGCCCCTAACGACACATTTTGGATTTGCACCGCCGTCACGGCTTCTCCCATTGGCGACCGCTATGAGGTAACGCGAGAATACACCTTAAATTTCAGCAGCTGGTCAGACGTAGAAGAGCTTTATTCGTGGTGAGCTTATGGCGCAATTCGATTCCATTCGGTTCACGCCTGGCCGTCCACTGACTAAAGAGCTCGGGTCCGAGCGGCTTAATGCCATCATCACCGAGATCAAGCGCAACAAGCCCAAGGGCGAGCGCGGTATCACGGTGCGGCAGGATGGCACTGGCACCTATATCGGTCTTGCCGCGTCTTTACCTCGAGGAGGCGCCTCCACCCCAAGCACCCGGCAACCTTGGGACTTGCAGGCCCAAATAGATCCCGAGGCTTCGCCCGAAGACGAGACACCGCCTTACCTGATCCGTGTCCGCCCTGGCACGCTCAACGGCATCCTGCCTGCAAATTGGGACGAAGAATTTACCTATCCTGGCACTGGACTGTGGTATGCCAAGGCCGTGATTGCCACGGACGGGGAGGCGGTCACGGGGGTCACTATCTCAATCAATGGAACCGCGCCCACCGTGCAGCAGCCGGTGGAGTTTGGCATTGCAAGCTCTGTGCAATACTTGTTTGGGCTGTTTTCTGAAGGCCAAGCCTATCGCGTGATAGGCTCGGGGCATATTGTGCTGCCAACGAGGACGTGGCTGGTCACCAGCGCCGACCCTGCGGCTTCTGCTGGCCAATCGCCCTACGACATCTATTACCTTTTGGGGCCATGATCGAGTGGACTATACCCAAAGCTGGCGCTTTAACTGGCTACACCGAAGAGACTCAAAGCAGCTCAACAAGTTACACACTAATACTTGAAAGGGTGGGCAGTGGTGATGCGGAGATTTATAGTGACAGCGGCGAGTCGGCATTCTTTGGAAGCAGTTACACCGTCCACGGCGATACAGGCTCAACGACCTTTTGGAGTTCGTCCTCCAGCGGAACCGACACCCATTTCACTTTAGGAGGAACAGACGGTTACAGTGGGTCAGGCTCGTCTTCACACACCCAGCAAACCACGTCAGCCCAATTATCTGTTGCCGCTCAAACAAGCACAACAGACACGCGACAACTGTTTTTTGCATCAACCATCCTTACAACCGTCGGGGGGTATGTTTGGACGTATGAATCAAGCAGTTTTTATCAAAACCCGACAGTCCTGACTATTTACAGCACTGAAACCGCCTCGGCTTCGGAAACATTTGATACGACAACCGAGTCAGGGACCACGCTTGAAGGAGGGCTGGCCGACACAATTTTGCAAGCGGCGGACTCGGAGGTCATTTGGTATTACAGTGCAATTACGAACTGGTCTGGCCTAAGCGCAGCAACCAACAGGGCTACTTCAACAACGCGAATCACGATTTCTCCAACTTATTCCACGGCCTTGCTTCTAAAAGTAACGGAACAAACAAGCGGCACGGCCACGACAGTTGCGGGGAACGTCTCAACACAGTGGAGTCGTTCGGAAAGCTCTTATTCGACCAACTACACAACGGCAATACCAACGCAAGAAACCGAAACGGTAGTTGTATCAACGCGCTTGCCAAACGTCACCGCAACACAAACGCGGTATTGCCTGACTACGCAAACCGCGTCTTTAGAGGCCACCGTGTTTGAGAGTCAATCAAGCTCCATTGCAGCAACTGATGGAGCAACGCAAGTCGGGACGCTGGCCTTTTCTACTTATAAAAATCCTGGCGCATTTTACAGCGGGAGCTTGGAGTGGGACGCATTAAGAACAGAAAACAGCGTTTACACCTTTACAAAGTCTGCGCCAATAGCCTTGTGCCGGGCGTATCAGTCCTCAACGGCTACTTCAAACATTAACACCACTTTTGACGTTGATTACACTTCGTCAGAAGGTGGTGCCAGCGGAACTTCCAGCGGGAAAAACGTAGACCAAAACTGTTACTTGCCGTTGCCGCCATCTTGCGTCGCCTCAATAGGCGAATCCCTTCAGCGTTCAAAATTCGTGGTGAAGGCTGCAAAAATAGGGACGGCCAAAGGGCTCTGGTTTGAAATTGACGTAGCGACAACACTGCAAGATGTGACCTACGCATTCCAAGCCCGCAGCGCCTTGACCACGGTCTTTCCTGCGGAATCACGGGGGGTCGCCACTTACAACAGTGACAGTGTGACCTTTACAAGATCAACCCAGCTAACAGGACAAAGCGAATCAACGACAACAACATCAAGCGCCCTGCTGGAATTGGCAGGAGGGTCTACCACCACAACGCTTGCCCCCGGCCCAATTAGTGCTTGGGGCGGCTATCCGGGCGAGGGCGAAACCTTTGCAAATGTGGCTGGAGGCACTGGCGGAGTTTACCGCAACCGAATCGGGGGCCAAACCATAGCCATTCAGCCAGGAGCAACGACCTTTTCAAATTCTTCTCCGCTGTCTTTTTATGAGCCGATTTACGGCATTGTCGCCCCGCTTGGATTTGACGAGCAAACGCAACCTTCTTTTGGCTATTGGGTGGCAGATCGCAACAGCACGGCCCTGCCGCCCGTGATGCCGCCTGACGCTTGACACGGCTGCCGCTGCCGAGTGCTGGCAATAGCGACATACGCAACCAAGAGTTACTTCCACTGCTGGCCGCAATTTTTGAGGAGAATTGCCGCCGCCGCCGGACACCACGCCGAGGCGCACTTTATCCTGGCTACTGACCAGAGTGACGAAGCCAAGGCTGCGGTAGAGGTGGCCCGACACGAACTGCCCGAGGGCTGGCGCATCCAAGCCGTGCAGCTTCCGCTTGAGGACGGCGGGGTGGAGGGCAAGGACTACAAAGAGCCAGCACAAATGCGGATTGCCGCGCTTCAAGGTGCCGCTTTCGCCGCAGCCCGAAAGATCCGCGCCACGGCCTTGTGGTCGGTCGAGGCCGACAACCTTGTCCCGCCCGATGCGCTGCGCGTGGCCGAGTGGGCGCTGGCCATGCCTACCGAGGACGGCTCGCCTTACTATCAAGTGGCGGCGGTCACTTACCCCAACGGACTGTTCCTCGGAGGCAACGGCACGCCGCAGAATCCCATTGCCGAGGACTTCACCGAGAAGGAGCGCAAGCTGCCGGCGCGACTGATCCTCGCCTTAGAGGCTTGCCGCGCCCGCCTTAAGGACTGCCGGGACAAAGCCATCGGAGAGCGAGAGGGCAAGCGGCTGGGGCGGCTGGCCGAGCGGGTCCGAAAATGCCCACCAGACGGCAATGTCTTTGAAGTGAGCGGCAAACACGGTTGGAGGCGCAGAGGATGGATGGACTTTGCTTACCCCGGCATTGGCAGGGGGGCCATTGTGCCGTCCGATTGGTGCGGCCTTGGCTGCACCCTGATGTCTGCCCGTGCGCTGGCCTTGGCCAGCTTTGAAGGCTACCAGGGCAAAGGCACGCAAGACCTATTCCTTTGCTGGCACAGATGGCATCCCGCCGGCCTTCGCGTTGCCGCTATCCCGCACACGGCAGCCGACCATGTGAAGCGTGATGCGAAGGGCGAGATCGTCCACCACCGGGCGTATCACGAAACGGAAGGCGAGTATCGCGGCCACCTTCGCCAGCGGCATCAACCGTGGATGCCATGTTAGCCGAGATCCGCCAGCTCACCGCGCACCTCGATGAGCGTGGACGCCTGACCGAGATCTTCCGCGCCAGCGACGATACGCACGGCTTCGGCCAAGCATACATCACCACGGCCTCGGCTGGCGTCATCAAGGCGTGGCACCGCCACCGTGAGCAGTGGGACCGCTGGTATTGCGTGGGCGGCGCAGCCAAGGTCGGCATTTGGGACGCGCAAGCCATGCGCGGCGAGACGATCATCCTTGCCGCCGACCATCCGCAGCTTCTGGTCATTCCGGCAGGATTGTTCCACGGGTTCACGCCCTGCCACGGACACCGCGAGGCTTCCATTCTCAACTTGCCGAGTCACGAATACGACCCTGCCGATCCAGATGAAGACCGCCGAGGGCCGTTTGCCTTCCCATTTCAATGGGACGTTCAGTCTCGCTAACCCTTTGACACAGACCCGAGGTCAAGGATGAAGGTCTACGTCAACTTGGATTCGCGTGAATTTGTGGTCAGCCCCGTTCTTCTTCAGCGGGTCAGCACGCTGTCTTTTACCCGCCGTGACGTGGTGCCGGTCGAAGTTCAGTTTGTGCGCTCCGGCGCGGTGGTCGAGCTGGCAGCCGGCGCAACAGGCGCAATGGGACTCAAAAAGACGTTTGCGGGCAGCTTCCTCGCGAATGACGCAGGCTTTACCAAAACAGGAACAGGCTCGACCACGGTTTACCAGTTCGACCTCAACCTAAACACAACCAACCTCAACGCGGAGTTCCCGCTGGATACCGAGGAAAGCATAACGGCGAAGGTGGAAATTGAGTGGACCGAATCCGGCACGACATCGAGCACGCTGCCCACCTCCGCAATCGTTTACAATGACGTGATCCGGGGCGGCGAAGGTGTGCCGACTGTTACCGCTGCCGCCTCCTTTAAGCTCCTGGCTCCCGACTCAAGCCTCTGGACCGTCTCCATCGACAACAACGGCGTCTTGACCGCCACCAAATAACATGACCACACGCCTTATCATCCTCCTCGCCGCCGCCTTGCTTTGCTTGGCCGCTCCTTTGCAGGGGCAGACGATCAAAGCCGTTGCATTCAACACCACGAACAACACAGTCGTATCGACCAACCAAATTGCGTTCACAAGATTGGCGGCTCTTGGAGGAACCGCAGAAATTCCGGGT